GTAGTTAAATTTTGGAAACACCAATTCCATAATAAAGAAGTAGGATCATTTAAACTAATTAAATCTACAGCATATCCTCTAGTATGTTGTGAATTAGAGACTCCTCCTAAAACACTATTTAGTTCTATAGATCTATAAGCTGAAATTATTTTTATAGAAGGACCAAAAGCATCTAACATAGGATTTATACAATTTGTATGTAATAATTGTAAATTAGAAAAAATAAAATCAGAGGTAAGAGTAGGATATCCTTCAGCATCTACTCCAGGATAATTATTTATATTTTGGTCTTCAGCTATTTTACTATATATACTATGTATTCTTTTAAATCTTGCCATTTTATATTTCTTCCATTAAATAATTCATATCAATGTTATCAGGAACTACATAACTATTAGGTAATGTTATGTTATCTTGTGTTGATAATATTTGATTTTCTGTTGGAGATATGTCATAATAAGCTACTTCAGATGGTTGAAAATTTGAAAGTTCACTTGTAATTTGTTTATCTACTGGTGGTAAAGGTGCAGCATTATTTAAATTT